ACTTCTGGTTGCACTGGTGCTTTCTGGCCAAACGGTTCAAATGCCATACTCAAACCATATCTTTCAGCCATTTCTTTATCGGACTGTATTTGTGAAAACAGTTCTTCAACATCGCGTCCATAATTGGCAGCAATATCATTCATGCTGATAATGCCATTTGATAAAGCTGTTACGTTTGCATTTATCTCCCTTTGTGGATCAACCCAAGCAAATCCTCGCCCTCTAAAATGGATATTATCGCTGAACTTATCAAACTTACTGATAGGAATAGGAATTTGTCCAAACGTCAAAGCACTATCTAACCAAGCACGAAAAACAGGTTCGCAGAAATGCTGAATGATAAATGACTGCAATGTTTTATAGTGGTCACGTTCTTCAATCGTACCTTGACGGATAGAAGAATAAGAAACACCCTTCAGATCGTTTGATAGACTTGTATAACTGACATTCAAACCGGACGCGATACCGCGCAAAACTGCTTCTTCAAATGCTGCAAATGCAGATGTTGGATGTGCCGGATCAATCATCTTAAAGTCATGGCCACTTGGCAACTGATAGACAGAAGCAGGAGCCATATCAATCACTGGCACTTCATCTTCAGTCTGATCATCGCCAATAAATTCATCACCATCCGGAGTTGTAATGATCCCGAACTTAGCGGCTGCCGCTCTAGCCGCAATCAATTCAGCTTCACGATAGCCATGCAACATTTTAAGTGAAGCAATCGCCGGAGCCATAAACGGTTCGCCACGGCTTTGATGTGTTCTCTGAGGGATGAATAAATGCAGCATTTCCCTTGCCGGAACTCTAATATGCTTTCTTTCGACTTTGGTGCTAAAGTTTAAGCTGTCATTTGGATGGGCAGTAAGCACATAATAGGCAACCGGCTTATGAAATTCATCTATTTCAACACCCATCCGGATCGAGTTGCCATTATCAGCCTTGCCGTTTTTGCCTTCATCAATCAGATCGCTTTCGATGAATTGCAAAGAAAAGCCGTCACGATAACGCCGGTTCTGCACGAACTTAACGAATACTTCACCATCACGAGCCAATGTTTCAGCGACATATCTTTGAGCATCTAGCCAAGACATTCGGCCAGTTACGTCACAATTTCCCAATCTACCCCATGACCGAAAAGCATTCTCTAATATGGTATTTCCGGCAGCATCTAGCGATCTATCATCATTCCTTGCTCTGACCTGAACAGTAAAACCCTTTTCACCAACAACATTAGTCTTGATCAAGTTCAGGAAGCGTTTTGCGTATTCGTTATTCCGCGCCAAATCACGGCTTCTATTTCGTAATACCGGCAAACTGTTCCGAAGTTCGCTATCAGCCGAAAAACTAGAACCAACGAAATCAGCAAACAATCTGCCTTGATTTGCTCCAGCATATTGTCTTAAGCGTCTTCGACTTCTCCTGTTTAGCCGTTCTTCAGGCTGTTCATTTCGGAAAGATAGGAAATCAAACAAACCCATATTAGAACCTCATAACAACAGTTGATGACGTTCTGCGTCCATGCTTTACGTCAAGTTTCCGTCTGTGCGCTTTTACTTCGCGCCGGTAATTATCACGCCAAGTCAATAATTCTTCTGGTGACATCTTAGTTAATGATCGTCCTGCAATACTGTAACTTGACACATCTGCATCTGCACGGTTTTCCAATACTGCTTCAATCTTTTGTAGCATCTTTTCCGCATGAGTTCTTGGATCGACAGCATTAACGTCCAGATCAACCGTTACATCCAACTCACCTTGATCAAGGATAAGTCTATTGTTTGAACTGGTTTCAAGCACTTCGATCTGATAATGATAAAGTCCGGCTGTAAAAGCTGCGGTTGCATTGCTACTAGCAGAAAATAAATAATCATCACCGCTGTTAGTCGCGGCAATACTGAACTCAACATTTGCGCCAGTTCCAGATCTCGCCATAAACGTCATCGAGTGTGATGTATTCGGATAATCTGACGAGAACTCTGTTAGCTTAAATTGAACAAGATCACCGATAACAATGGCTCTTGGGACTTCCTTGGGTGCATTATCAGCGTCAAATAAATTTGCCATATGCTAATATCCTGTTACAAAATTATTTGGACGCGGTTTAAATGTGCGCCTCTTGGGAACTGCTTGACTTGATTTTACCTTATTTTTGCCCTGTTTTGCAAGGTGTTCAATGTTTAATCCCATTAATTCAAGTGCAGCCATCGCATAAACCCTACAATCTAAGGCCTCGTTACGTTGTCTAATCTTCACCCATTCCCTTTTTGGACGGCCTTTATAATACTTTGTCACCTTCTTTTCTGATGTCAGCATCCGGAAATATTCTTCATTATGGGTAAATGGAAAGTGACAATATCCTGCTCCTTCATCCGTAATCTTTAATCGTGCAAAGATCAGTTCCTTGGCCGTATCCGTTCCGACAGGAAATAAATTAATCTTACCAATATTATTTCGACTTGGCTTTCCGGCAATCGGCTTGCCCTCGCCACCAATACCCTTTATCGCAAACACTCGCTTTCCGGCTCTTTGCCGCGCATAATTATAGACCTGTTGAGTATAATGCCCACCACTATCAACACAAGTTGATCTTATTATCATTTCACCCCTGATCGGATGCACAAACGTCTGACCAAGGACTTCATCTAATCTTTGCCATAATTCTGCACTAGACGGATCGCCATAGATTTCATCATATTGAATTGACCAAGTTTCGTGACCGCTTCCAGTCCCTAATATCTCAAACGCAACTCGATCATCCTGAACGTCAACACCGGCCGTCAATACAACAACACCTTCAGGCACATCATCCGGCCAATCTTCACGGCGTTCAAATAAATCATATTCATCTATTCTTTCGCCTTGTTCCTCAAAGGTTTCACCTAAAGTTGTATTTATCCAGGTGCGCAATCGCATGGGGTCACGCTTTGACGCCAAGAAATCACGCACAATGTCCTCTAGTGGTGTCCAAGGTGAATATAAAGCCGACAGATGGAAACCGGCAGTCTTGCCATCACCTTCAGCCGTCTTGCGCCATTCGCCATATCTAACAGCTTGAAACCGCTTTGCATCATTCCAAACGGAGCCGCAACAATCGCAAATGTATTCGGATGTATTTGGCTTGCTGTCCGTCCATTGCACATTGCTCCACTTCAGTTCTTGGTGTTCGCCACAATCAGGACAAGGCACGAAATATTTGCGTTGGTCACTTTCTGCATAAGCATCCTCTATTCGTGATGCACCTTTTTCAGTTGGAGTGCTAACAAGGATGATCTTTCTATTCCAGAATGTTGCAGATCGCTTTCTAGCCAACGCAACCGGATCACCTTCAGTTCCGGCTGATATTGGATAGCGATCAACTTCATCGCATAAGATTATTCGGCATGGCCTCGATGCAAGTGATGACGGAGAGTTTGCGCCACAAGCTGTAACATGACCACCGGCAAACACTTTATGCAAAGTTGTGTTTCCGCTGTCTCTTGCTCTTGGATCCCCAATCTTCTCCGACAAAACTGGAGTGTCTCTTATAGCCGGAGCCAATCGATCCTTTGACCAAGTTTGAGCCATTTCCAGTGTCGGCTGCACAACTAACATTGGTGCAGGATCTTGATGGATATGAAAGCCGACAACATTATTGATCAGTTCTGTTTTGCCGATCTGTGCAGCCGTCATTAATACAACATTCTCAATATCCGGATCGCTAATAGCATCCATCATGCCGCGCTGATATTCTGCACGACTTGTTGACCACTTTCCGGCTTCGGCTGAACTTTCTGACGATAGTTCACGATATTGATCAGCCCACTTACTGACCGTCAACTTTGGTGGCGGTTTTAATGCCGTCCTGATTGCTTCCTCTAAACGCCGTTTAAGTTTGCGCTCTTGCCGCTTCTTTATTGTATCCGACCAGTTCATCTAATGCATCAATTATTGCTTCTTCTATTATTTCTCTAACTTCTTTTACGGTTGCCGCTGCATGTGCTTCGGCTGCCACCTTAGTTGGAGCCGCCAAAAGTTTATTCCTTGCTTTGGTCAACTGTTGTTCAAACTGCCTTGCCACTTTTTCTATATAGACCAGATCACCGCGTTCGACAGCATTCTCCATTTCCTTGGCATCAGCCTGTTCTTTGGCTAGTCTTGCTCTTTCTGCACCAAGTTCCAGATTATTGTTATTGTTACCGGCAAGATTGCGTATGTGCTTTAGATACTGCAAACGTACTTCATCTATGTCATATTTGCCTCGATCTTGCTTGTCTAAAACGCTTTCTTTTATTAGCCTAGACAGTACAGCTTGATCAATTCCAAGGTGACTTGCACAATCGCTAAGAGTTGCCATTATGAATATCTCTCATGTTGTTGACCCTTAATATGAATTCTGTCGCTAGAAAACTTTTGCAGTCCGAATTACCA